TCCACACTCACAACCCGCCACACACGATAAGAACCTTGGGCATCACCCCTATCCCGCCCAAAGGCTACCATCGAGGGCCCACGTTAAACGCAAACCCTCGACAAACTCTCGTTAACTAGCATCACTGTCCTGTGCACGAGAACACACAGTTCCTTACGAGCAGTTGAGCTCGCTTCTCCCCTTGTCCAATTATAGCAAATCCCGGCCCAAACCCGATTGGCCCAATCTCTATATCTGAAATAGCTCTCCCCCGCCGTCATCGTCGACTGAATAGATATGATATCACTTACCATCCTCCGATATTTCCGGTAAGCCTTATCGAAGTCCAGGAAATAGCCAAAGAAAGATGGCAGGTCACCTTGGGTTATTAAGTCACGACTGTTCAGCTTCCGCTCCAAAATGAGTTTCCGCGCATACGCATCCTTGAAATCCCTCAGATCCCTGACCACCCAATCCACTCGCGGAGCTGGCTCCGCAGCCATTAAACCTGCCTTAATAGCTGGCATTTCCGACGACCCCCTCACTCGGACAAATTGTGATCTGGTTCTGACTCCCGGAATCGGAACCATCCCTCGGGCACGCATTTCTGCAGCCTTCTGGTACAACTCACCCTTATGCCTAATCCCTTCAACCGACACTCTAACACCCAACCTCTTGACTACCTTGAAGTCGAGTCCCTTCCTCCCCCCCATACCCGCTCCAAATCCCCCGAAAATGTAAGGGGTCTTCATCCACTCCGCAAAGTCTTCCTCGGACCATCCATCGACTACCCCTCTCATGAATCGCCTCAACAAAGGGGTCACATTTAACCCCCTCCTGCCACACATCCGAAAAGAGTCCAGCACGGATTTCATCTTGTCCGGGCCGTACTCATTAAAGGACAGATTGGTGTTCGGCTTCCTCCAGGCTATAGATCTGAACGCCCTAGCCGGAAACCCCAGGACCACCCCGTCCAGATAGATCTCGTGCAAGTACTCTGTATGCCCCCTCGTCACCCAGGTCTTCTCTGGGTGAACTTCTAGACCAAGCTGGGCGTAAACACTCGCCACTTCATCCTTCCGAATGGAATTCTCCAACACCACAACAGCATCATCTCCCTGGTAGCACTCGTAATGTATGTCCGACCTCCCCATCCTCTCCAACATCCATCTAGTCTCTGCTCTGTTCAATATTGAGTCCACAAGAGCCGTGAACTTATATCCAGACAGGACACCTTTCTTCCACTCCATCCGATTCCCTTCCCATTCTAGATCCACTCTGTCCAAACTATCCAACTCCTCACGTATCACATGCGCCATATGCCCATTGACCGACGCCACCTTGGCATACAACTCCCTCAGGGCATAGACGACCCACCTCTTGTCCTGGTGAGTATCGAACCCGCTCTGATCGGTACAGAGCTTCCATCTGTCCCTGTGACTTGCGAGGTTTCTCCTCATCTCCGCCTTCTTCTCATCCCCTAGGCCCACACTTGTCCAGAACCCCCCTTCGTTCAGGTCGGCTATCCCCTGATCTATGTAAGAACATCTGATAAGCGAATAGGTGTCATAACATTGCACAGTCCGACAAGCCGCCGGTTCGTCCTCTTTAACAAAGGGTCTCACTCTCACTCTCTTCCCTGAAAAACAATCCTTCGCTATCTTATAATCACTATCCCCTAACATAGCGAACCACTTATTCTTCACCCTAATCTTCCTCTCCGTCCTGCCAACCCCAATAACGACCTTCTTTGCCGTTCCCTGCACTGAAGCCCCAGGCAGCGCCCAGGCATCCCGGAAGGACACGAATTCATCAAAGGAGTAGGGCACGTTGCGCACCCCGATCCTCTTAATTGTGTCCCTTATCCAGAACTTCAACCTCTCATCCTCCTCCCCAGCCTTCTCCGTTCCGTACTCTTGTTTATAAGTGTCGAACGGTGACTTCCTGTTATTAACCGTATCGAAACCACCCAACACCTTAAGATCCAAGAATATCGATCTCCAAATTTCGCCCCTCTCCAATACTCCCTCCAAACACTCCCTACTTATGGCCTTTAGTGTGTCTATGAATGTCTCCTCACACGTATCCGGTATCCAATCCATCACGGCCTTGAACAACCTGGCCTGAGTGCTCGTCAGCGTTCGTACGTACCCGCTGAAAACATACCCCCACTTAGAACTCCCGCTCAGCTTCCATCCCCTGACAGCCTTCCAGAGCCTGCGAATAAGCCTCTCATCTTTGTCCGACATTGCTAACTTTCTCCAACTCACTTCGTAACTAGGGTTCACGACTGCGCACCTCCGTACACATTGCCGCATCTCCCAGTACCAGTGAGGAGATGCACTCTCCCCCTCAAGGAAAGAGAAATCCTCATCCCACCCATCCACCTCTCCTCCGGTGAGCTCAGCCCCCCCCCCGTGCTGCGGGTCGCTCGGGGGGAGTGACTGTAGCTCACGGCCCCAACAGCCCACTGAAGTCAGAGAGGCCATGATAGACCCCTTCTCCAGCGGGCGTGGATAGGGAGACTGAGGCTAAGGCGTTCGCCACGTATGCTGGCGTCACGTTATCCTCGAATACCCCCTTTATGACCTCGTCCAACGGCCTGGACCAAGCCAACCACCTCCTGGGACACCTGTCATTCGTCACGCACAATCTCCTCACCACCGGCCCGGCATCCTCATTATGCCTGTACCGCAGCTGGTCGGTCGGCCAGTCCCAGAACGTTAGAATCCGCACAACTTGCTCATAGGGACTCTCGTGTGACGAGGTGACGTTAAGGCCGCACCGTCTTAATGATCTCTGATTCCATGGAGCCAGCTCCGTAATTATGGGGTAGTCCACATCCTTTGAAACTACCGATTCGAAATTGGCCCTACTCTCGATCCACCACCAATCATCGTCCACGGTGACATTTCCCCTCGTCATCCCCTCGTTCACAATTTCCACACGTCCCCTTGGAATGTGAGCCACTACATCTGTCCTTCGAAACCAACCCACATTTATACAAAGGCACTTCTCCCCCTTCTCCTTCGTCTTAACCCAGCCGAAGTTGCAGGTCCAAGCAAGTGCCAACTCGGTGATCACCTGGATATCTCTATTCCCCGGATAATGCTGCAGGTTTCGCACACTACCAACGGTGGCCTGCGAGGCGTAATCTATCAGTCCGCCCAATACATATCCCCTATTCAGGGCGTAGTTTCGCATAGCCTGCCACGAGACCATCCCCACGGTAATCTCCCCCACCAGGCTCAGTATGCCGTAAATCTTAGCCACTCGCATCTGCCATCTTGCGTAAGGCAAATTAATACTGTAACCCCGGTATAAATCAATGGGCCTCCGGAACCTCTCCCCTTCATCCGTAGTGTAACCAAACAAGGCATTGGAATGGGCCATATAATCCCTGGCCCTGAGAAAGTCCGCCCCGCATACCCTATAGTACCCCGGGGCTATCTGGTATTTTCTCCATACCCAATGGGCCAACAACCTGAGGTCCGCGTCCGTTGTAACGGGTAAGTTCCAACTCCTGAAAATAGAGTTAAAGTCCCTACGAGTCATGGTCGATAGTATCATCGTCAACTCCCCCCCGTAGACTCCGAACTCAGGCCCGGTACCCGCATAGGCCGCGAAAATATCTTGGGCCAGCGACAACGGGTCCTTAGCCGAGGAGACGAACACGTCGCCCGCTAGATACGGATCATCCACAAGATTCCGGGCCATTAGCTCATCCTGAGGGACGAAGGTAATTATCACTTCCCTCTGTGCCCCGTCTGGCAGGTCTACTCCCGCTGCGCCCTTGAAGTCGTGCAAGTGCGGCGGTATCAACCCCAACGGCAAATCCTCGGGGTTCCTAACCTCCGGATTCCTAAGCTGCAACGTCCTATTCTTCTCATCCTTGTAGGTAAAGCACACCAATGCCTCACCCACTTGGTGCCAAA